ACCTACTCAAGGAGCGATGCGAGGAAAAAAAACTTTTCAATCCCGATATACTCGAACCCCTGAATAAAAACAAGCGGATACTCGTCGAGCATGCATTACTCGGTCATGGTACGAAGCCTGATATCTTATGTATATCCGAGTGGGATAAGCGGGATACCAAACGTAAGAAGATCATGTTTGCGTCCATGGAGAATGTTGTTGATTCACTGATGCAATATGACTTTGCTATCAGGAAATCAAGGACTGTCGTTGAGCTTGGACCCTCGTTCACCATCCAACGGAAGGGTGGTGATGGGGGGCGGAAAAGTGCAAATGATGTTCAATTCAAAATTGTTCCTTCTCTCCTAGATATCATATATCCCATAACAATTCCTCTAGAACAGTAACAACAATACTGTTGCCGATATAAAACAACATGTTATCCTTTGGTTGGTAACGATAGTCTGGACTAAAACCAGACATTTGAAGTGCCTCTTTGATGGAAAGTTTTCTAATCTTCCCATCAATTTCGTATAAACCTGTCTTAGAACCAGGACCACCAGATGACGCACATATAGTCGGTCCATAATCATCGATCGAATAGACTCGCTCACCTTGACGCCCACCTTTTCCCGTTTTCTTATTGATGAGTTTATATTTCATGCGTCCCTTTGTGGGTTCAAGTATATATTTATCTTCATAGTCGAAGAACTTGTCCACAGTGTGATCGATAATACTCGACACAGGCGTGATTGGTTTATTGACCGATCTAAAAGTATACAGTGTATCCTTGTCGCATATGATATAGATGCGTTGTCTTGACTGTGGAGAACCATAATTTTTGGCGTCTAATACCTTGTAGGATACTTTATATCCGCGTTTTTCGAGGGATGCTATGATGATTCTAAATGTTTCACCGTCATGTATAGTATGTAAATTTTTCACATTTTCTAGAATTATCTTTTGTGGCGATTTACGATCGACTATGTCTAATATCTTGTAAAATAAATTACCCTTATCTTTATCATTGAAACCTTCCTTTTTACCTGCGATACTGAATGGCTGACACGGAAATCCCGCACATAGAATATCAAAGTCTGGCATGACTTCTGTGTCAATCGTATTGATGTCACCATGTGGTGTAATCCCATGATTCTCTTTGTAGATTCTTCTAACTCGTTCATCAACGTCACATGCAAATACACATTCATACCCCTGGTCAAGTCGATCGAATGCTGTATGGAAGGCTCCTAGACCACAAAATAAATCGGCATATCGCTTACCCGTCATACTATTATGATGAGTATACTCTTAAAGTGTATTAAAGTTGACTTTCACTAATACAGTAAGTATGAGCCTGAACTACTATAAGTGTGAGACGGAAAAAGTATGCAAGGCCAAGGGATGGGACAAAGTAAATGTCGACACTGTATGGTTGTTACTCACCGAAGAATTTGGTGAACTCGCATCGGCTATCCGTCAGTATAAAAAGAAATACAAAAAAATGAATCTGAAAAAGGAGCGTGGCACGGATGTGATGATGGAAATGGGGGACGTCTTCAGTTATTTATTCCAACTGGCACATATGCTCAATGTTGATTTAGACAAGATGTGGGTGGAACATAAACAAAAGGTCAAGACAAAAAATTATAATATGTGATAGTAACAATATGAGTGTACGTATGCTTGATGATGAAGCTTCAATGAATCGGCTCAACCCCTTTGTGCATTCAGGCCCAGGCACAGTGCGTCGAGTTGAGAAGTTTTCGGCCTTCAAGGAACCTGTAGAGGAAGATGCCCAATTTGAGATCTATGAAGATGGTTCTTTGTATTCTCACGGTATACCATTCAGTGGCCCAACAAAAGATTCGATGTGTCCAGTGTCTAAACCCTTACACCCACAGAGGAATATAGACACGGGATTTACAGATTATAAAAAGAATAAGATTTTAGTGGAAAAGGTTCGTGGACAGAAGAGGGTGTTTCCTAGATGGATGCTGATAGTAGCAGTACTCATGCTTCTATTTCTATTAATTTTAAGACGTTGAAAAATCGTTCGAGACGGTAACTATTCGTACAACGTTCGATGATATCCGGTAAGATATCTTTGCAGAAAGTATTCACAAACTCTCTCTGCCAAGAGCATCTCTTATTAATAAAAGGTGGCGTAAATGTGGGATCCAGAATTTTGACACTGTTCATGAGTCTGATCTGTGTGTTAATATTCTTGAACATATAGTTCAATATATTTTCATGCATGATACTCGCCATCTTCTGTTGCGTTTCGAGATTCTTCTCGATCATGGTATCGATGAATTTTTCATAACGAACACATTGTGTACGTGAGACGATCTTCGTCCATTCACCAATTGGTTTAGCATTTAAGTAATCGACGAATGTTTTATATCCTTCGTCACCGATATATTTAGAATATAAGATTTCAATGTATGAGCGGTCTTCATCTACATCATGAACGACGTGTGCAGATTTAAGGATAGAAGTCATAAAATATAAAGTACTGAAATCTTTAACCTAAGTATGTACACTTTATACACTTTGTATTCATCATGTATCATCCGGTTGCAAATAATACGTTTTCTTACTTACTGACACTCGATGAGTTCAGGAAAACATTTCCATCCGATAAGATGCCTTCTTGGGTAAAGATCACGACCATCACCATGATTTCTGGCTTTAGCGAAGAAGTAAAGATTGATATCGAGGGGATTAAAGCTTTATTTGCTGAGCCAGATGATAAGATGCGTGACTTCCAGTCAAAGATGCCCTTTCCGTGGACACTCAAGACATCTACGACATTTTACAACCAAGTCACTCTAACCTATATGGACACCTACAGTACCAAGTCCATCAAGATTTTCCCCAATGGAAGTATTCAGGTTGCAGGGTGTTCCGATCTCTTTGATTGTCAACGTGTTGTTACCCGTTTAAATATGCTATTCGCAGATGTTTTATGTATTGAGCAGAAACTGTCACCGGATACATTCAGAGTCGTGATGATCAATTCCAATTTCAGTCTCAACTACAATCTTAACCTTCACCTTACGGCTCAACATTTTGAGGCATATAGTGATTTATTCGAGGTGTCATTCGAACCCGATCGATACTCGGCTGTTAAGATTAAGTTTAAACCAGCAGAAGATATGAAACGTATCACTACGAGTATATTCAGTACAGGAAAAATCATTATCACCGGTGCCGAGACACTAAAAGAAATTGCATTCGCGTATAACATTATCAATCACCACATCAACGATTGTGCAAACATCAGGGTGTCACCAACTCAGGTCACCGATGTATTTGATGTTTTCATGGGATACAAATGTCAGGACCTGATTCAGGAACTAAAGAAAAAAGAGTTTCATCCGTGGACAAATACAATTGTCAACAACAAAATTAATTTCTAATTTTATACTAAATGTCTCAACGACTTGGTATGGCCGATGGGAGATGTTTCACCATAAACACATCTTCCCGTCTTTTGAACAATTACATCATGACGAACAACGGAGTCGACTACGTCGACAACTACAAGTACCGACAACTCCTCCAGAGCAAGGGTCCCGAACTCATCGACATGGTCACCAACGAACAGACGGTTGCCGCCGATGGTCAATGTCAGCGATGTGACAAGCCTCTTCTCAAGGTTGCGGGTATATATTAAAAAAAGTTTAATTGCTTAAACAAGGGAAATGTCGACGTGTTCTATATGTCTATCTGATGTTAGACCGACTCGAAATAATCCACCGATTCGGTGTGGTCACGTGTTTCACTCAGACTGTTTACAACACTGGAAAGATCAGGGTAAAAATACATGCCCAACATGTCGAAAGGTATTCGATGTGTCCAATTTCAAGGTGACCTTGACAGTCGAGAATAATTATAACACAACATCAAATGTCATATCGATGAATGAGGATATGATATTCAATGTGATGGATATATTTGATATATCATTTGATGTGGAGGATGTTCTAGATTTAGATGCTCTTCTTTTGGATATTGGCTCGAGTCTTGCCGACATTGATCCCCTTGTTCTTCACACAGAATGAACTACAATAGGTGTTGTAATTTAAACCCCCATAATTTCTACTCGCCTTCCTAGGATCCTTAATGACTTGACCCTTCGCATCTTTTAGTAATGGACCTGTCGCCCAACCACGTTTATGACTGAACACACCAACGCGGATTTTCATCAATTTACCGACGACTACTGTCGGTATTTTACGCGTCGATACCTTAAAAAATTTAGCGATACTCGTTTTCGTATCTCCAGTCGTTGGTCGATATTCTACCAGGCCATGCTGTTTGTAAAAATGGAAGTCACCATTATTGAAGGGTGACTTTTTGTTTTTACCGGTCACAAACATCATTACCTTATAGTACCCCGTTTTACATCTCGTATTCCCCTTGACGACGTATACCTTTTTAGGGTTATCGGAGACGACACGCTGAGGTAAGCTCTTACAGTTCGTGTAAGAGTGATACCATCTCGAACGACCGCTTTTATCACCAGGAACACTCTTTTGGTGACGATATTTCTCATAGTCTCCCACGGCGTAGGCGTAGCAGTTATTGTTACCTATACCTATTGAAGTACCCCAGTACTTATTCGTAAACGTGGGTTCCGACCCACTAAGGGGTGGTGGACGACGACTCATTTATATTATGTTAGTATATTATAAATGATCCGTGACATTGCTGCCGCCAAGACGACCGAAGAACGTGTGAAACTCGTGATGTTGTATACATTCATCACACTTCTCAGTACGTTTATTCTTCGATTCCTCTGGAATGAATCACTGGTGAAGCACATCACAGTCCTGAAACCCATCAAAACCATGCTTGAGGCGTTTCTTCTCTCCATTGCGTTGATGGTACTTCGTGGTTGTTAAAACTCCTTGTACCCAACGTGTTTTTCACCCTCGGGGTCAACAGTCATAGGGAACGCGTCGACACCGTCGCAGCCCCCTTTATCACAGTCCACAAATGTGAAAGGTTTTTTGACCTTCTTCATGTGTTCCAGTTGTTTTCGAGTCCAACCACACCCCATGGTCCCGAAAATAGTCCAACCTTTCTCACCAGGTGCCGCCTGAATAGCAGGAGATTCACCCGTTTTCATCAAAATGTAGGCATTCACCATAATGAGAATGACGAACGCGAGCATTGTTTACTTATTGTGTAGATTTATTTTTAGCCAATGCCTTTTCATACCATGCCTTTGATTTGTAGACACGATCTTTACCGGTTCTATTAGTGAACTTATATACCCGCGGTAGCACGACTGGACTCTTCGGCTTCGCGGCGATAACGGGAACTCCTGGTCTCTTTCGAGTTTGGACAGTCTTACCCTTCATGACAGCAATGGCACGAGCCATGGCATTCTTCTGGTTTACAGGTGATTTCGGTTTAGGTTTAGGTTTAAGGATCACAGCTCTCTTTATAGGCTTTGGTAGTACCCTTTCAACACGTGTCTCACCAGTGAAGAATGAACTACTCAAAACTTTCTGGAAACTAGGGAGGACCTTGTTGTGTTGTTCGTTGAAGTCCTTTCCGAGACGGTAAAAGGTCACATAGGTATTTTCCATACCACGATACCCATCGGGGATGAGAGACTTGATGAAATTGTGTACCTGACGATCTTCTTTGTTTTTTGGTTGCTCCACGAATTTAAAAACAGTATTCATGAAGAGGTGAAGATCGTAAAGTGGGTGAGACTTTTTAGAGATTCCTACATGCTCGTACGATCCATCCTCAATCATAGGGTTCGACATTCGAGGGAAAGTGGATAATCCAAAATCAATCATGACAGCTTCAACCCCTCCGTTTGAAATCGTATACGTTTTAGTAGGTAATCTGATAGTGATATTCTTGACCGGTACGGGACGAATCAATATGTTACCACCATGAAGATCGTGGTGTCTAAATCCTGGAAACTTCTGTCTGATTCTGTACAAGTTGTATAAAATCTGTGCCATTGCTGATTTCTTCGCCCCCAATGAAGGTGTGGTCTTCCACCATTTCTCTAATTCACCACCCTTGATATACTCGAGATAGAGAATATCTATACCTTCACACTTCTTGTAGAGATACATATCAGGTACGCCATATCCCTTCAATTTTTTCGCGACGTTAAATTCGAAATTGGCCATACCCAAATTATTCCGTGTGGTATCGATCTCTTTGTACGCAACATATCGACGCCCATTATTATTGACACTTCCTCTGT